GAGACGTTGAAAAGCGACCACGAACAATCACTTGAGGGAGAGTAAGATGGCCGCAAAATGGAAAGTGAATTCATGTGACCGTGCAGTGACACAGGGCGGCGAGAAAATGTTAATGATTGCGGGCTGGTCAAAGCAGGAGGCTCGCCTCGTCTCAGCGTTACAAGATGCAGTAACACAAATACAAGCACTTGAAATACGAATCACCGCACTGGAAGGGTAAAATGATGGAAGAAGTGGTCAACATTACCGGGACAAAGTACACCGAAGGAGTATAATAGAGTAGCTGTTTAATTAATGGTTATATGAAGGCGTAGAATTTGGGCCCAAATTGCTTATCTACCAGACAAATAATTTATAAATAGTAGAAAAGGGATTTAACAATTATGGCTATTCCAACAACTAAAGCTACTTTTAAGAATTATTGTTTGCGAGCTCTTGGTGATGGGGTTATTGACATTAATGTTTCTGATGATCAAACTGATGATCGTATAGATGAAGCGCTTCAATATTTTGCTCAGTATCATTATGATGGTATTGAAAAGGTATATCTTAAACACCTAGTTACATCAGCTGAAGTTACAAGAGCTCGGGCCAATACTTCTACAACAGGAACAGACACTGTTGACGATTCTATTACAGCAACATGGAAAGAGGGTAAAAATTTCATTCCGCTTCCTAGTGCTGTTATTTCAGTAATACAAGTTTGGCCTTTGAGCGATACTGGTGCGGGCTCTAGTAACATGTTTGATATGCGTTATCAGTTGCGCCTGAATGATATGTTTGATTTATCTTCAACATCCATGATGCATTATCAAATGACAATGGATAATCTTGATCTTATAGAGCATATTCTTGTTGGTGAAACACCAATTAGATTTAATCAACATCAAAACAGATTATATATTGATGCTGATTGGGAGAATGATTTTACTGCTGATGTAGATTATATTATCGCGGAATGTTATAGAAAGCTTGATCCTTCTACATACACAGATATATATGATGATATTTATCTTAAGCGATATGCTACTGCTCTAATTAAAAAACAGTGGGGTGCTAATCTTTCTAAGTTCAATGGTGTTACAATGTTGGGTGGCGTTACTATGAACGGTGAAACTATTTATACCCAAGCGCTAGAAGAACAAAATAAATTGGAAGAAGAAATACATTTGGCGTTTGAACTTCCTGTATCCGGCATGATAGGATAATTCGTGGCTGTAAACAAACATTTTCATACTAGCGGTGTAGCTGCAATTGCCTCAGAACAAAATCTATACAAAGATTTGATTACTGAAGCAATTCAGATTTATGGCCACGATGTTTATTATTTGGATAAGACGCTTGTTGCTGAAGATACTGTATGGGGCGAAGATTCGCTAGCTAAGTTTAATACCCAAGCACCCATAGAAATGTATATGGAAAATGCTGATGGTGGGTTCGCCGGTGAGCGAGAGTTAATGACTCAGTTTGGGCTACAAAACTTGAGTGAAGCAACTTTTGTTGTTAGCAAATCGCGCTTTCAAGATAAGACAAAACAAATTCAGATTGAAACTGGTACAGACTCAACATCGTCTGGGTCTATTCTGTTAGATTCTGGAACACTCGACAGCTCATCTAAGTTAGAGGGAAGTACGTTTTATATTATCAATGAAACAGATGCTACTGATTCTGATAGGCCGCTGGAGGGAGATGTTATATATCATCCAACCCTTGGAAAATTATTTGAGATTAATTTTGTAGATCATGATGAGCCGTTTTATCAATTAGATAATAATCCTGTATACAAAATGCATTGCCGCTTGTTTGAATATAGTTCTGAAATTTTGGATACTGGTATTACTGCAATTGATGAGATAGAAGATGACTTGTCACGACAGGCTCTAATCTATCAATTCACGTTGGAACAGTCTTCTGCTGTGAATGAAGATATTAGATTGGAGTCGGGAGTTGTTCTGGAGTCAAGCTGGCCAGGTGGCGATGCGGGCCTTGTATTAGAGGAAACTGCCGGAGATAATATTATTGGTGAGAATGATTCCAGCTCTGTTGGTGAAAGTATCATACTTGAAAATGGTTCTTATCTTTTGAATGAGGTATATATAGTAGGAGATATGATTACAGATAAGACAGCACAAAATGAATTGTTTGATCTATTAGATGATACAATTTTAGATTTCTCAGAAAGAAATCCATTTGGTGATGTGGGAAGTTTGTAATGTTAGTAGTAATAAGGAGAAAAACCTTAGTTACTTTAAATATTTTTTACTGGATGCCGGATTACGAGAATATACTGCAACAATTTATTTGGCAAACAATGGACATTAAACCAAAGTACCCACGGATACATAGATTTTTGGACTATTGGCATAATAACATAGATGCCATAGTGAACGAAGTGGTAATATGCGATAGTGAAAGGAACATATTATGTTAGGTCAACAATTTTACAATTCCACTATCCGAAAGGTGGTTATAGCCTTTGGCACGATGTTTAATGATATACATTTGGTTCGTAAGGATAATAACGGTACAATTATACAAACAATGAAGGTGCCGTTGGCGTATGGCCCGCGCCAGAAATTTCTGGTTCGCTTGCGTGAGGATGCAGACTTAACCAAACAAGTTGCTGTGACACTTCCAAGACTTGGATTTGAAATTACTGGATTAAGCTATGATCCTGCTCGTAAGCTAAATCGTGTTCAGAAGTTTAGGAAAGTAAAGGGCGATAATAATAAGCAGTTGGATACGCAGTATATGCCAGTTCCTTATAATGTTGATTTTGAACTATATGTTCTATCAAAGCATTCTGATGATGCTCTACAAATTGTGGAGCAAATCCTCCCCTATTTCCAACCCGATTATACTGTGACGATTAACGACAATATAGAAATGGGCACGAAAAGAGATGTTCCTGTTATTTTAAATAGTGTTACCTATGAAGATGATTATGAAGGTGATTTTACCTCCCGCCGTTCTATTATATACAGATTTAGTTTTACTACAAAGCTTTATCTTTATGGGCCTATTACTTCCTCCAAAGTTATCAAAACGGTACAGGTCGATCAGTACACTGACCTGCCAGACCAATCTCCTAAGCGGGAGCAGAGATATACAGTGGCGCCAGACCCATCAACGGCTGATGCTGGGGATGATTTTGGGTTTAATGAAACAACTTCATTCTTTCAAGATGCTAAAGAATTTAATCCAGAGACAGGGGAAGATGTAAGGGGCTCATCAGAGGGCACAGATTAATAATGAATAATAAAATTGATGAAGAGCTTGGTATTGTAGCAAGAGCATTACAAAAGATTCCTTGGGAAGCAGACGAACAACCAGCAACAGCTAAAGTAATCTCTCCTTTGATTCCAGAAAATAATATTGATAGCGATATAGAAGAAGATTACAAATATCAACGAGACAATTTTTATAATTTAGTTGAAAAGGGTTCAACAGCAATTGATGGAATACTTGAACTCGCAAAGGAAAGCGAGCATCCAAGAACATACGAAGTTGCTGGAAATCTTATTAAACAAGTCGCAGAAGTTACTGAAAAATTAGGTGACTTGCAGGAAAAAATGCGAAGGCTTAAAGAGGTTCCCAATACAGCACCAAAGAGTGTGACAAATGCATTGTTTGTAGGCTCTACTGCTGAATTGCAAAAAATATTAAAGAAAAAATGATTTGCGTTTTTATTTAATATTAGGAGTTTTACTATTATGCTTATTTTTATTACCACATATAGATTTTGCCTTATTGGGTTGGATATGGATGTATCAGGTAGCTTAATATGAAAGTTAAACATTATTCCCCAAATTTTTTTGATGAAGACAATCAATTAACAAATATACACAACCCTATTCTCTCAATTGGCAAAATTCTTAGAAAACCACGGCCGGTGGATAGAACTGGTAAGTTTAATATATTAAACATGACATATTCTCCTATTCCAATTGTTGGAAGTTGGAATAAAGATTTTGAAGAGTGTTGTATGTCCCGAGCTAAAGAATTTTGGAAGATGAATAAACCCATCACTCTTTTTTGGAGCGGCGGAATTGATAGCAGTGTTGCTTTAATTTCCTTATTAGAATCAAAGAATAATACGGATATATTGAATATTAGATATACTAAAAGTTCTATTGAAGAGTTTCCTGAAATGTGGGAAAAGTTGATAAAGGATAAAAATAATCCTATACATGATAAAGATGTTATAGATAAAGAGTTGTTTGAAGATCATGATATAATAAAAATAACAGGTGAGTGTGGCGATCAAGTCTTTGGAAGTCAGGGTGGAAGAAATGAAAAAATTATAGGAATTAATAGTGGGTTTGATTATATAAATGAAGATTGGGAAACAATTTTTAGTATATCTAATATTCAATATATCCGTATTATTCTTTGATTCTAATAAGGAAATTAAAGCAACACTGCTA